GCGCGAGCGCGGCGCTTGTTTAGCGTCAGGGCGCAAAAACAGGTTACCACCCGGCCAGGTTACCGGCCCCGGTTACCACCCTCGCACCCGGTTACCAGCGCCAGACTTCCTCATTTTCCAACCCGCCGGGCGGCAGCGCTCGGCGGGTTTTGCTTTTGGACTTGCCCTTTGAACACGCTCAACGTCGAGTACCGCAAGGTCGAGGCGCTGATCCCCTACGCCCGCAATCCGCGCACGCACGCCGAGAGCCAGATCGCCAAGATCGCGGCCAGCATCGTCGAGTTCGGCTGGACCAACCCGATCCTTGTCGATGGCGCGAACGGCATCATCGCCGGCCACGGCCGCCTGGCCGCTGCGCGCAAGCTGGGACTGGATCAGGTGCCGGTGATCGAACTGGCCCATCTGACGCCGGCGCAGAAGCGCGCCTATGTCATCTCCGACAACCGACTGGCGCTTGATGCCGGCTGGGACGAGGAGATGCTGGCGCTGGAACTGGCGGAACTGTCCGAAGCCGGGTACGACATGGCTCTGACCGGGTTTGAGGATGCCGAGATCGAGGCGCTGCTCACGGGTGAGGTGACTGCCGCCGACGATGACGCAGCGCCTGACGCTGAGGAGTCGGACGCCACCGACGACGTGCCGGATGCGCCCGCGGAGCCGGTGTCCCGCGCCGGCGATGTCTGGGCCATCGGCGCGCACCGCCTGATCTGTGGCGATGCCGCCGACGCGCAGGTGGTCGCCACGCTGATGGGGAGCGAGCGCGCGGCGCTGTGCTTCACCTCGCCGCCCTACGGTAACCAGCGCGACTACACCACGGGCGGCATCGCCGACTGGGACGGCCTGATGCGCGGCGTATTCGCGCACCTGCCGATGGCGGACGACGGTCAGGTGCTGGTCAACCTCGGGCTGATCCACAGAAACAACGAGGTCATCCCGTACTGGGACGGTTGGCTCGCTTGGATGCGCCAGCAGGGGTGGCGGCGTTTCGCCTGGTACCTGGGACCAGGGGCCGGGCATGCCCGGCGACTGGGCGGGGCGTTTTGCGCCGAGCTTCGAGTTCGTCTTTCACTTCAACCGGCAAAGCCGCAAGCCCAACAAGATCGTGCCCTGCAAGCACGCCGGTCAGGAGTCCCACCTGCGCGCCGATGGATCGAGCACGGCGATGCGGGGCAAGGATGGCGAGGTGGGCGGCTGGACGCATGCCGGTCAACCGACGCAGGACAGCCGCATCCCCGACTCGGTGATCCGCGTGATGCGCCACAAGGGCAGGATCGGCCAGGGGATCGACCACCCGGCCGTGTTCCCGGTCGCGCTGCCCCGGTTCGTGATCGAGGCCTACACCGACGTCGGCGATATCGTGTTCGAGCCCTTCGGCGGCAGCGGCAGCACGATGCTGGCGGCCGAGCGCACGGGCCGCCGCTGCCGCAGCGTGGAAATCGCACCGGAATACGTGGACGTCGCCATCCGACGTTTCCAGCAGAACCACCCTGGCGTGCCGGTGACCTTGATGGCCACCGGCCAGTCCTTCGAACAGGTGGCGGCGGATCGCGCCACGACCCAGCCAGCCGAGGGGGTGGCATGAACTGGCTGGCCGACAAGATCGAGCAGTGGCCAACCACCAAGCTGATTCCTTACGCCCGCAATGCGCGCACCCACTCGGACGAACAGGTGGCGCAGATCGCCGCCAGCATCGCCGAGTTCGGCTTCACCAACCCGATCCTGGCCGGCAGCGACGGTGTCATCGTCGCAGGCCACGGGCGGCTTGCCGCTGCACAGAAGCTCGGGCTGGAGGTGGTGCCCGTGGTCGTCCTTGACCATTTGACGCCCACGCAGCGGCGTGCCCTGGTCATCGCCGACAACCGCATCGCCGAAGCCGCGGGCTGGGATGAAGCGCTGCTGCGCGTCGAATTGGAAGCACTCCAGGACGAAGGCTTCGATCTGGACCTCACCGGTTTCGACGCCGACGCGCTGGCCGATCTGCTGGCGGGCGAGGAGCCCGCGCACAGCGGCCAGACCGATGACGATGCAGTGCCCGAAGCTCCGGAAGAGGCGGTGTCCCAGCCCGGCGACGTGTGGTTGCTCGGCCCCCATCGCTTGGTGTGCGGGGACGCGACCACTGCCGAGGCCTACGCGCGGCTGTTCCGGGACGGCGAACGAGCGGACATGGTCTTCACCGACCCGCCCTACAACGTGAACTATGCCAACTCGGCCAAAGACAAGCTGCGCGGCAAGCACCGCCCGATCCTCAACGACGCGCTGGGCGACGGGTTCGGCGACTTCCTGCACGATGCGCTGACGCTCTTGATCGCCCATACCCAAGGCGCGATCTACGTGGCCATGTCCTCCAGCGAGCTCGACACCCTGCAGGCGGCCTTCCGCGCCGCCGGCGGGCATTGGTCGACCTTCATCATCTGGGCCAAGCACACCTTCACGCTGGGCCGCTCGGACTACCAGCGCCAGTACGAACCGATCCTCTACGGCTGGCCTGAAGGCGAGCAGCGCCACTGGTGCGGCGACCGCGACCAGGGCGACGTGTGGGCCATCAAAAAGCCGCAGAAGAACGACCTGCACCCGACGATGAAGCCGGTGGAACTGGTCGAGCGCGCGATCCGCAACTCCAGCCGCCCGGGCGATGTGGTGCTCGATCCCTTCGGCGGTTCCGGCACGACCCTGATCGCGGCGGAGAAGTCCGGTCGCGTGGCGCGGCTGATCGAGCTCGATCCGAAGTATTGCGACGTGATCGTGCGCCGCTGGCAGGACTGGACGGGCCAGCAGGCCGCGCGCGAATCGGATGGCCTGGTGTTCGATCAGGCGGCGACCTCCTCCTCGATGATCTCGCAGTGAATCACGAACCCGGTGAGGTAAGGCAAGCCGCGCGGAATGCCGTACTGCTTGCTGGTCTGGCGGCCGATCGTCCAGCCCATCCACTGCTCGGTGGCGGCGTGGATCGCGTCCGTCAGGGGCTGGCCCCGGTAGAGGCCGCTCTGCACATCGTCCGCGAAGTGGCGGCCGTGGCGGCTGTCGAGGAAGACCCGCACGGCCTCGACGGGCTGTCCGGTGGCCTCAGCGATGGCGTTCATCGCCAGCGGCCAGGCGGTGGGCGCATGGCCTTCCATCGTGCCCCAGAAGCCCCAGACTTCGTTGCGGGTGGCGGGGATCACGTGTGTGGTGGTCATGGTCGACTCCTTGGCGTCGATCGTTGCGGTACCCGTATGAACGCGCTGTTCAACAGGTAAGCCAAGCGGAACCTCAATTCACTTGCTTCGCCTGTGGGCGCCCGGTGACGGCGGCGAGCTTGGCGCGGGCCGATGCGCTTTCCCATCGGCAGGGTCCGTTGCCGCGAGCGGCCTCTTCGGTCCAGCGAGCCAGGATTTCGTCGTCGCTCCAGCCCTTGGCGCAGAGGTAGGCGTAGTCGTCGGCGTCATAGTTGCTGTGGGTGAGGATGGCGCGGGTGGGTTTCATGCTGTGCTCCTTGGCGTCGATCGTTGCGGCACCCGTATGAACGCGCTGTTCGATGGGCAAGCCAAGCGCTTTTTGCATCGTGTGGCAGGGGGCGACGGAGTTCGCGGCCCCACCGTCGCTCACGCGAGACGGTAGACGCGCTCGCCACCCGGCACCTTCTCGGAGACGATGGTCAGACCGAGCTTCTTCTTGAAGGTCCCGGCGAAGGTGCCGCGCACCGTGTGCGCCTGCCAGCCGGTGGCGGCACAGATCTGGCGGATGGTGGCGCCCTCGGGGCGCTGCAACATCCGGATCACCTCGGCCTGCTTGCTGCTTGCCCGGGTGCGCGGCTTGGCCCAGGTGGCCTCGGCCGCCGCAACCGCAGCCTCCAGTTCGGGATCGCCCGTCTCGGCTTGTGCCCCTTCAGCGTTGGCGATGATCCGGTCGAGATGGGCTTCGAACCGACCGATGCGCGTCTGGCCGACGCCGGGGCGCGCAAGCCCCAAGGCGTCGTAGCCCTCGGCGGCGACGCGCCAGCCCTCGCCATCGGGCGTGATCAGGGCGCGCTTGAACATCCCGTCGAGCACTTTCTGGCGGGCGCCGCCTTTGATGTGGTCGGGGAACCAGTCGATCTTGCCGTCCGTGTGGTGGACGGCGTGGGCGAGGATGGCGTGCTGGGCCGGGGTCAGTGGCGTGGTGCTCATGGGCTGCTCCTTCACAGGGGTTGATCGGGTGACGTGATGAACGCGCTGTTCGGCGGTGCAGCCAAGCGTTTTGTGCTTGGCGTTCAGGGCATGCCATCAGGTGTGGGTCTTCTCCGACGGCGTGGCTTGGCGGCCCTGCTCGACACCGGCGTTGAAGGCGGCTTCGAGCGCCTCGCTCAAACACCAGACCGCCACGTCGTGGAAGTCCAGGCGGTCGGCGTGGCGGGTCTGCAGGGTGTCGATGCCCAGATGTTTCTGGGCGATCTGGGTGAGGAGGGTGTCGATCTGGCTCATGGCGTTTCCCTTCGGGGGTGGTTGGCGTGACGTGATGAACGCGCTGTTCCCCCCAGAAGCCAAGCGTTTTTTGCAAGCCATTTGAGATTCCATGGGCCTTTCGATCCGCGCCTACGCGCGCCACCGGGGCGTGTCGCACGTGGCCGTGAAAAAGGCCATCGACACCGGGCGCATCACGATGCTTCCCGACGGCACCCTCGACCCCGAGCAGGCCGACGCGCAGTGGGCGAAGAACACCGTCTCTGCACGCAGCACCGGCACCGCGAAGGCCGCGCCCCGCCCCCGTGCATCGGAGGAGGGCGCCGCGAGCCTGCCCCCGTCCCTGGGTACCGGGCTGGGCACGGGCGGGGCCACCTTGCTGCAGGCGCGCACCGTCAACGAGGTGCTCAAGGCCAAGATCCGGCAGGTGGAGCTGGCCGAGAAGAAGGACGAACTCGTCGACCGGGCGCGGGCGATCGCGCATGTCTTCAAGCTCGCGCGCGCCGAACGCGATGCCTGGCTGAACTGGCCGGGCCGCGCGGCGCCCCTGCTGGCCGCTCGCTTCGACCTGGACGAGCACGCGCTGCACGTGGCGCTCGACGCCGCCGTGCGCGAGCACCTGGCCGAACTCGGCGAGCTCGCCCCGAGGATCGACGCATGAGCCACGACTACGAGGGTGCGGCCGAGATCGAGCGGGCCTGGCGCGAGGGGCTCACGCCCGATCCGCTGCTGAGCGTCTCCGCCTGGGCCGACCGCTATCGGCGGCTCGGTACCCGCGAGTCGGCCGAGCCCGGGCGTTGGCGCACCGCGCGCACGCCGTACCTGCGCGAGATCATGGACTGCCTGTCGCCCACCTCGCCGATCGAGCGCGTGGTGTTCATGAAGGGCGCGCAGGTGGGCGGCACGGAGCTGGGCCTGAACTGGGTCGGCTATGCGATCCACCACGCGCCGGGGCCGATGATGATCGTCTGGCCCACCACCGAGATGGCGCAGCGCAACTCCAAGCACCGCATCGACCCCTTGATCGAGGAGTCGCCGGTGCTGCGCGAGATCATCGCCCCGGCGCGCTCGCGCGACTCGGGCAACACCGTGCTGATGAAGGAGTTTCGCGGCGGGGTGCTGGTGATGACCGGGGCCAATTCGGCCGTGGGCCTGCGCTCGATGCCGGTGCGCTACCTGTTCCTGGACGAGGTGGACGCCTACCCGCTGGACGTGGATGGCGAGGGCGATGCGATCCATCTGGCCGAAGCCCGCACCCGCACCTTTGCGCGCAGGAAGATTCTGCTGGTCTCGACGCCGACGATCGCCGGCGCTTCGATCATCGAGCGCGAGTACGAAGCCTCCGACCAGCGTCGCTACTTCGTGCCCTGCCCGCACTGCGCGCACCGCCAGTGGCTGCGCTTCGAGCGGCTGCGCTGGGCGCCGGGGCGGCCGCAGGACGCGGCCTATGTGTGCGAGGCCTGCGAGGAGCCGATCGCCGAGCACCACAAGCCGCGCATGCTCGAGCTTGGCCAGTGGCAGGCGCAGGCCGAGAGCCGCACCGCGGGTTTCCATTTGTCCTCGCTCTACAGCCCCTGGCGGCGCTGGCGCGAGATCGCCGCCGCCTGGGAGAAGGCCACCCGCTCGCCCGGCCGCTCGGTGGCGATGATCAAGACCTTCAAGAACCACGAGCTGGGCGAGACCTGGGTCGAGGAGGGCGAGGCGCCGGACTGGCAGCGTCTGCTGGAGCGGCGTGAGGACTACGCGATCGGCACCGTCCCCTCGGGCGGCCTCCTGCTCACCGCCGGCGCCGACGTGCAAAAGGACCGCATCGAGGTCTCGATCTGGGCCTTCGGGCGCGGCAAGGAATGCTGGCTGGTCGAGCACCGGGTGCTGATGGGCGACACCGCCCGCGAGGCGGTCTGGCAGCGGCTGGCACAGTTGCTAGCCGAGACCTGGACGCACGAGCGCGGCGCGCCGCTGTCCCTCAGCCGCCTGGCGCTGGATACGGGCTTTGCGACGCAGGAGGCCTACGCCTTCGTGCGGCAGGTGCGTGACAGCCGGGTGATGGCGGTCAAGGGCGTGCGAAGTGGTGGGATGGGCGGCGCCGCCTTGATCGGCACGCCGACCGCGGTCGACGTCTCCCAGGCGGGCAAGAAGCTGCGCCGGGGCATCAAGGTCTACAGCGTGGCGGTCGGCATTGCCAAGCTGGAGCTCTACAACAACCTGCGCAAGAGCGCGGACGTCGCCGAGGACGGCGTGACCGCGACGTATCCGGCCGGCTTCGTCCACCTGCCGAAGATCGACGCCGAGTTCATCCAGCAGCTGTGTGCCGAGCAGTTCGTCACCCGCCGCGACCGCAACGGCTTCCCGGTGCGCGAGTGGCAAAAGATGCGCGAGCGCAATGAAGCGCTGGACTGCTACGTCTACGCCCGCGCGGCCGCGTCAAGCGCGGGCCTGGATCGCTTCGAGGAGCGCCACTGGCGCGAGCTGGAGCGACAACTGGGGGTAGCGCCCCCACCGGATGAGCCGCCGCTCATCCACGACATCGCATTGAACGAGGCCACCCATCGCGGTGGCCTTGGTGTTTCTGCAACCCGTAACCCCGGCCGGCGTGTGATCAAAAGCCGCTGGCTGGCCTGACCCTTCAAGGAGCCCCCATGAGTCTGGCCACCCGCATCGAGAGCCTGGTCCTCCGCGTCGCGCAGGAGTTCAACGATGTGCGCGCGAAGGCCGGGAATCTCGCCAACCTCACCACCACCGACAAGTCGAGCCTGGTCGCGGCGATCAACGAGCTGAAGGCGGCGGTGCAGTCCGCCACGGCCATCGACGACACCCAGGTCGCCACCACCAGCACCTACTCGTCGAGCAAGATCGTCACCCTGCTCGACACCCTCAAGGCCGAGATCCTGGGCGGCGCCGATGCGGCCTTCGACACGCTGCTGGAGATCCAGCAGCTGCTGCAAGACGGCGCGAGCGGCCTGGATGCCCTGCTCGCCGCGGTCAACCACCGCGTGCGCTTCGATGCGGCGCAGTCGCTGACGGTGGCGGAACAACTCCAGGCTCGCAGCAATATCGGCGCGGTCGCCGCCGCCGATGTCGGCGACACCGACACCGACTTCGTCGCGATCTTCGAAGGATCGCTCGCCTGATGAGCCTGGCCTCGCGCATCGCCGCCTTGGCCGGCCGAATCGGTCTGGAGGTCAAGGCCAAGATCGGCGCCGATCATCCGGGCCTGGCCCGGGCGTGGGTGTGCTTCGGGTACGTGGGCAACCAGATCGTCGTGCGCGCCGCGTACAACGTGGCCAGCGTCACCCGGCTTACGGCTGGGCGTTACCGCGTGAGCTTCGCCACGCCGATGCCGGATGCCCACTACTGCTGGACGGCGCTCGCCCGCAGCAACACCAACAGCGGGACGCAGCGCGTGGCGATCGTGCGCGCGACCGCTGACGAGAAGACGCCGACGCACGTCGATGTGGGCTGCGCGACCACCACGGCGTCCTTAGCCGACTCCCCCGAGATCAACCTCGTGGTCTACCGCTGATGGCCTACACCCCAGCCGACCTCGATGCGCTGCAAGCCGCGCTCGCCAAGGGCGAACGGCGCGTGAGCTTCGGCGACAAGACGGTCGAGTACCGCTCGGTCGAGGAACTGCAAGCGGCCATCCGCGCGGTCAAGCGCGACCTGCACGAGCAGGCGGTGGCCACGGGCCTGTGGCCCGGTGCGCCGCGGCAGATCCGCATCACCACGTCGAAGGGCACGTGATGGCTTGGTGGCACACCCTCAAGCGCCGGCTCTTCGGCGCCAGCCCGACCTACGACGGCGTGGGCGGCGGCCGCCGGGCCGTGGCCTGGCAGGTCGGCAACCCCGGTGCGGTGGCGGCGCTCGCCTTCACCCAAGGCGAACTGCGCGCCAAGAGCCGGGATCTCGTGCGCCGTAACGCTTGGGCGGCCGCTGGCGTCGAGGCCTTCGTGGCCAATGCCATCGGCACCGGCATCAAGCCGCAGTCGATGGTGGCGGACCACGCGCTGCGCGAGGCCATCCACGCCCTTTGGTGGGACTGGGTGGAGGAAGCCGATGCGGCCGGCCTCACCGACTTCTACGGCCTGCAGGCCTTGGCCTGTCGCGCCATGCTCGAAGGCGGGGAATGCTTGATACGTTTGCGCTGGCGCCGTCCGGAGGATGGGCTGGCGGTCGGCCTGCAACTGCAGGTGCTCGAGCCGGAGCACCTGCCGCTCACCCTGAACCGCGAGCTGCCGGGCGGCCACGTGATCCGCGCCGGTATCGAGTTCGACCGGCTCGGGCGGCGCGTCGCCTACCACCTGACCCGCTCGCATCCGGGCGATGGCAGCCTCGCCCCGATGTCGGGTGCGGGCGGCCTGGAGACCGTGCGCGTGCCGGCCGACGAGGTGATCCACCTGTTCCGGCCGCTGCGCCCGGGGCAAATCCGCGGCGAGCCGTGGCTGGCGCGTGCGCTGGTCAAACTCCACGAGCTCGATCAGTACGACGACGCGGAGCTGGTGCGCAAGAAGACCGCGGCGATGTTCGCGGGCTTCATCACGCGGATGAGTCCCGAGGACCACCTGATGGGCGAAGGGCTGCCGGATGCCAGTGGTGCCGCGTTGGCCGGGCTGGAGCCCGGCACGCTGCAGATCCTGGAGCCCGGCGAGGACATCAAGTTCAGCCAGCCGGCCGATGTGGGCTCGAGCTACGACGCCTTCATGCGCCAGCAATTCCGGGCGGTGGCCGCCGCGATGGGCATCACCTACGAGATGCTCACCGGCGATCTCACCCAGGTGAACTATTCCAGCATCCGCGCGGGGCTCTTGGAGTTCCGCCGCCGCTGCGAGGCCATCCAGCACGGGGTGATCGTGCATCAGTTGTGCCGGCCGGTCTGGCGGGCGTGGATGGCGCAGGCGGTGCTGGAAGGCGCGCTCGCCTTGCCGGGATTCGCGCGGCAAAGGCGCCAGTACCTCGCCGCCAAGTGGATCCCACAGGGCTGGCAGTGGGTCGATCCCTTGAAGGAGTTCAATGCCTTGAAGCTCGCGATCCGCGCAGGACTCATGAGCCGCTCGGAAGCGATCTCGGCCTACGGCTACGACGCCGAGGACATCGACCGCGAGATCGCCGCCGACAACCAACGCGCCGATGCGCTCGGCCTGGTCTTCGACTCCGATCCGCGGCACGACCAAGCCTCGAGGCCGACGCCGACCCCCGCGACCGACACCGAACTTCAGGACTGAACCGATGTTCCCCCATCTCGCCGCCCGCCTGTTCGGCACGCCTTTGCTCGTCCAGCGCGCCAAGCTCGACGTGATCCTCGCGGTGCTCTCCGAGCGCCTGCATCTGACCGCGCCGGACGTCGAACTCGCCCCGCCGCGGCCGAGGGTTCCGAACCCTCCGGCGTTGGCGTCAAGCGCGATCACGGTCCTTCCGATCCACGGCACCCTGGTCAAGCGCACCGGGGGGCTGGAGGCGGCCTCGGGGCTGACGAGCTACGCCGACGTCGGCGCACGGCTGGAGGCGGCGCTCGGCGACCCGCTGGTGGCCGGCATCGTGCTCGACATCGATTCGGCGGGCGGCGAGACCGGCGGCTGCTTCGAGCTCGCGCGCCGCGTGCGCGAGGCCGCGGCCGTCAAGCCCGTCTGGGCCGTGGCCAACGACGCCGCCTTCTCCGCGGCCTACGCCATCGGCTGCGCCGCCGAGCGGCTGTATGTGACCGAAACCGGCGGCGTGGGCTCGATCGGCGTGATCGCGCTGCACGTCGACCAGTCGGCCAAGGACGCCCAAGACGGCTTGCGCTACACCGCGATCACCGCGGGCGCGCACAAGAACGACTACTCGCCGCACGAGCCGCTTGCGGACGCCGCCCGTGCGGCGCTGCAGGCCGAAGTCGATCGGCTGCACGCGCTCTTCGTCGCGCACGTGGCGGCGATGCGTGGCCTTCCCGAGGATGCGGTGCGCGCGACCGAGGCCGCGCTCTTCTTTGGCCCACAGGCCGTCGAGGCTGGATTGGCCGACGGCGTGGCGACGCTCCCCGCGGTGCTTGCCGAGTTCGACCGACATCTTGCGACCACGCGGCGTCCGTCTTCCCCGCCGCGCCACGCCCCGACCGGGAAGGCGACCGTTCTTCGAGGAACCCCCACCATGACCGATACCCCACCCGAGACCCTCGGCGAGATGGATGCCGCCGCGCTGGTGCTCGAGGCCCGCCGCGAAGTGGCGCAGTCCGCGCAAGCGATCGCGGAACTGTGCCTGATCGCCGGCTGCCCCGAGCGCGCCGCCGAGTTCATCGCCGCCGGTCGCACCGAAGCCGAGGTGCGCCGCGCCCTGATCGAGGCGCGCGCCGCCCGCAGCGACGACACCAGCGTGCGCGCGACCCACGCGCCCCAGGACTGGGCCGCCCCCGGCGCCGATCCGGCCGCCTCGCCCGTCGTTGCCGCCGTGAAAAAGCTCGTGCGCCGAGAACCCCTTGCCACGGAGTAAGCCATGCCCACGCTCACCCAAGCCCCCAGCCTCGGCGATCTGCTGAAGTACGAGGCGCCGAACCTGTATTCGCGCGAGCAGGCGACCGTGGCCGCCGGCCGGAACCTGCCGCTCGGTGCCGTGGTCGGCCGCGAGGCGGCTACGGCCAAGCTCAAGGCCCTCGACCCCGCTGCCTCCGATGGCAGCGAGATCGCGGCCGGCGTGCTCGCGCAGGCCGTGGATGCGACGCTGATCGACCGCGAGGACGCGATCCTGATCGCCCGCCACGCCATCGTTGCCCGTCACGCGGTCGTCTGGCCCGCAGGCCTCACCGCCGCGCAGCGACTGGCCGCCATCGCCCAGTTGGAAGCGCGCGGCATCCTGGTGCGCGACAGCGCCTGACCGACACCCGATCCCGCCCCACTCGAGCGACCCGCCACCCGGCGGGTTCGTCGTTTCTGGAGACCCCGATGCTCAACCCCTTCGATGCCCCCGGCTTCTCGATGGCGAACCTGACCGCCGCCATCAACCTCATCCCCAACCGCTACGGGCGGCTGGAAGCCCTGAACCTGTTTCCGGCCAAGCCGGTGCGCACGCGCCAGGTCGTCCTCGAGGAGTACGCCGGCCGCCTGAACCTGCTGCCCACGCGGCCGCCCGGCGCGCCGGGCACGGTGGGCGAACGCGGCCAGCGCCGACTGCGCTCCTTCGTCATCCCCCACATCCCGCACGACGACGTGGTGCTGCCGGAAGAAGTGCAAGGCATCCGCGCCTTCGGCTCGGAGACCGAAGTGGAGGCCGTCGCCGGCGTGCTGGCGCGGCACCTGGAGACCATGCGCAACAAGCATGCGATCACGCTGGAACACCTGCGCATGGGCGCACTCAAGGGCCAGATCCTGGACGCCGACGGCAGCACGATCTACGACCTGTACGCCGAGTTCGGTCTCAGCCCCACCACCATCGCCTTCGATCTGGCCAACGCGAGCAGCGACGTCAAGGGCCACTGCTATGACGTGCTGGCCCACATCGAGACGAACCTGAAGGGCGAGTTCATGACCGGCGTGCACGTGCTGTGTTCGCACGAGTTCTTCCGGGCGCTGACCACCCACAAGGAGGTCAAGGCCGCCTACACGAACTGGCAACAAGGGGCCATCCTGATCAACGACGTGCGCGCGGGATTCGTCTTCGCCGGGATCACCTTCGAGGAGTACCGCGGCCAGGCGACCGACACCCACGGCAACGTGCGCCGCTTCATCGCCGCCGGCGAGGCCCACGCCTTTCCGCTGGGCACGGTGGACACCTTCGCCACCTACTTCGCGCCGGCGGACTTCAACGAGACGGTGAACACGCTGGGCCAGCCGCTCTACGCCAAGCAGGCGCCGCGCCAGTTCGACCGCGGCACCGACCTGCACACCCAGAGCAACCCCTTGCCGATGTGCCACCGGCCCGGCGTGCTGGTCAAGCTCACGGTCTGATGCCGCGGCAATGGTGCGTGTCGAGGATCTGTACGACGCCGCCGAGCGCGCGGGGCTGCTCACGCCGGTGCGGGTCGGGGCGGTGACGGTGGCCTGTGCGTTCCGTGCGCCGGACGAGACGGTGCTCGACGGCTTGGCGCTCGCGCGCGACTTCGAGCTCGAGTACGCGGCCTCGCGACTCGCGCTCGCTCCGGGCGACGTGGTCACCATCGCCGGCGAGTCCTATCGCGTGCGCGAGGTGCGGGCCCTCGGCGACGGCGCCGAGCATCGCGCCGCGCTCACCCGCGTGTGAGGCGGACATGGCTTCCGTGCGCGAGCGCCTGCTGCGCATCCTGATCGATCGGCTCACGGCGGCCCTGGCCCCGGCGCCGGTACTGCGCCAGCCGGCCACACCGCTGCCGCGCGAGGCCGGCTCGGCCTTGCTCGTCTTCGTCGAGGGCGACGCGATCACCGCCCACGCCAACCGGCTGGTGGACCGCGCGCTCACCGTGCGCCTGGTCGCGCTCGCGCGCGGCACCGACGCCTTCGCGGCGGCCGATGCGCTGATCGTCGCCGCCCACGCCGCCGTGCTCGCGGACCCGAACCTCGGCGGCCTGGCGCTGGCCGTGCGCGAGCTCGACGCCGAGTGGGAGGCCGACGAGCTCGATGCCGGCACGGTGATGCTGCCGGCCCGCTACGAGATCCGCTACCGCACCGCCATCACCGATCTGACCCAAACAGGATGAACACGACATGCTCATCGAACTGCTCCAACCCCACACCCACGCAGGCAAACGCCTCGCGGTGGGCGATCGCCTCGACCTGCATGAGGCCAGCGCCCGCTGGCTGATCGCCCAGGGCACGGCCAAAGCCGCTGCCACCGCCGCTGATCCCAAACCCACCCGTCGTGATGCCACGTCCGGCAACGGCACCCCCCAAGGAGACTGACCATGCCCTACTTCTCCGGACAAGGCCGCGTCTACATCGGCGCACGGGATGGACTCGGCAACCCGGCAGGCCTGGCCTTCGTCGGCAACGTGCCGGAACTGAAGGTGTCGCTGTCGGTGGACACCATCGAGCATCAGGAGGCGCAGTCTGGTCAGCGCCTGACCGACCTGCAACTGATCAAGACCAAGAAGGGCGAGTTCGCCTGCACGCTGGAGGAATTGAGCCCCGGCAACCTCGCGCTCGCCCTCTATGGCCACTCGACCCCGGTGACCCCGGGCACGGTCACCGGGGAGGCGCTGCCCCAGCCGGTGGTGCCCGGCAGCCTCTATCCGCTCGCCCACCAGAACGTCTCGGCGGTGCAGATCCAGGATTCGGATGTCACGCCCAAGACGCTGCCGTCCAGCCAATACAGCGTCCACGTCAAGCACGGCTCGGTGCTGATCCTGGATGCCACGACCGGCGGGCCTTATGTGGAGCCCTTCACCGTCGATTACGCCTACGGCGCGGCGCACAGCACCGCGATGTTCACCCAACCGCTGCCCGAGCGCTGGATCCGCTTCGAGGGCCTGAACACCGCCGACGGCAACCGCGAGGTGGTGATCGACCTGTATCGGGTGGCGATCAACCCGGCCAAGGAGCTGTCGATCATCACCGACGAACTGCTGAAGTTCGAACTTTCCGGCCAGGTGCTGGCGGATCTGTCCAAACCCATCGACGGCGAACTCGGCCAGTTCGGTCGTCTGGTGCTGCTGTGAAAGAGGGCGCCATGGCCGACATCCAGACCGTGGACTTCCAGACCTTTCCGCCCGTGCCCCAGGTGGTCACGGTGGCCGGTGTGGCCATCGAACTCACGCCGATCCGTCTGGGCGAGTTGCCGCGGCTGCTGGCCATCGTGCAGCCGCTGGCCGAGGACCTCACCGGTGATCCGGATTGGATGGCGTTGCTCGGGCGGCACGGTGAAGCCGTGCTCGATCTGCTGGTGATCACCACCCGGCGTGAGCGGGCGTGGATCAACGATCTGCCGCTGGACGATGCCGTGCAACTGGCCGCCGCCGTGTTCGAGGTCAACGCGGATTTTTTCGTGGCGCACGTCGTGCCGGCGATTCAGGGCGCGGCTCAGCGACTCGGCCCGACGCTGCGCACGCTTGGGACCTCGCCGTCGCCCGATTGATCCGCGCCGGGCATCGCCTGGACGACGTGATGAGCTACACGCTCGCGCAAGCGCAAGCCTTTCTGGAGGCCGACGGCCGGATCGAGCGGCAGCAACTGGCCCAGCTGCTCGGCATCCATGCCGTGGCGGCTCAGGGTGAGAAGCGCGACATCGAACAACTGCAACGCGATCTTCTGAAGGACTGATCCATGCGCCTGTCGCTCACCACCACCGGCTTGCTGGAGCCGCGCCAGTTGGCGGCGTGGACGGCTGAGCGGCGTCGTGCCCTCCACGCCGCGGTCGCCAAGAGCATGCGATCGGGCGGACGCGCAGTGCGTGATGCGGCGCGATCCGAGATGCGCAGGGCCTTTGCCGTCAAGCGCGCGAGCTTCATCGCCTCGATGCAGGCCAAGGTGTTCGACCAAAAGCCCGAGCGGCTGCCCGCGCTGTGGGTGGGAAGCCGAATCCCGTGGCTCGGTATCCACGCGCACGGCGGCACGGTCGCGGGGCGGATGTTGATCCCGCTGCTGCCCAGGCGCATCGGCCCCAAGCGCTTCCGCCAGGTCATCGACGGCCTGATGCGCTCGGGCAATGCCTTCTTCATCGAGAAGAACGGCCGCACGCTGCTGATGGCCGAGAACCTCCGCGAAAACGCCGCGCAGCTGGGCCGCTTCAAGCGCGCCGAGCGCGAGCGCAGCGGCGTCAAGCGCCTGCAGCGCGGCCAGGAGATCCCGATCGCGGTGCTGGTGCGGCGGGTGGATCTCAAGCGCCGGTTCGATCTGCCGGGCGCGGCTCAGCGGGCGTTGCCGGCGCTGGCGCGGGCGATCGAGCGGGAGCTTCGACGGCTATGAGCGCCACTTGTTCAGCAGCAACGCGATGACAAGCCAAACGACCAGAGACCAGATGGCCGTTGAAGACAAGAAGATGAAGCCCAGCCGATCAAGGAAAGGCCAGCAATCGTCATGCGCTACATCACAGGAAAAAGCCTCAGCCCACTGCGTTGAAGCGACCCAGCGACCAGGGGCGATCCACACATCGAACACAATGACAGGCAAGCGAGGCATCAGCCGAGGAAAGACTGCCACGATGAGCGCCGTGAACATGACGGTCACCAATGCTGCGACCAGGAGGTGACGTGTGAATCGATTGCTGCGCTTCATGCTCGCCGGTGTCGGTGTACCGTTCAGTCCCAAAGAAGATCTCGGCCGGGCGATCAGTCCCGCCCACTCTGCAGCTCCATTTCATCGTCGATGAAACGAAACTGATCGCCGATGAGCTTCTTGTTCGAGATCATCTGCTGTAGCCCCTGTGTCGTCTCTCAAGCGACGACCGGATCGATGCCGAGCGTCGCGTAGGCGTCGACGTAACGCTCGGCGTCGATGAACTCGCCCACGGTCTTCACGCCGTTCTCCTTCGTCCGGCCCTGCGGCCTGAAGTCGAGCGAGAGGTGGTAGCTGTCGCTGTTCGGAAACTTGCCGCTGAAGTAGTAACGCAAGCCTTCGGCCACCACGGCGGCCGGGAACACGTACACCCGCGGCTCGCCTTGCAATACCGCCAAATCCACACAGCAAATGAACCGACGCTCGATCGGGATCGCCTCGGCGCTGGGCTCGGCGTACTTCTTCTGCAGGATCCAGCGGCGGGAATACTGTGCCGAGGACTTCACTTCGAGAAAGGCCACGTTCCCGGCCTTGTCGAACACCAGGATGTCATAGCCGATGGTGGTGCCCCATTGCAGCGTCACCATGTAGCCGCGCTGGGTCAGGCGTGAGGCGACCAGGAACTCGCCGGCCAGACGATTGAGGTTCTTTTTCTCGTTGCTGACGCGGGTCATGCCTTACGTCTCCGACCATGGATCGATCACCGCGAGTCCGGGATACCGGAAATCGCGCAGATTGCGGGTGACCAAGGTCAGACCGTGGGTCAGCGCGGTGGCCGCCAGCAGGCTGTCGATGGCCGGCAAGGGCCGGCCCGCCTGAGCCACCAAGTACCCCCAGCGATCGGCGACACGCGCGTCGACGGGCAATACCCGTCCGGTGAAGAACCCCGGCAGTTCGACCTCCAGCCAGTCGAGGAGCCGACGCTTGCGCGCGCCCTCGGCCAAGGCCTCGATGCCCTTGCGCAGTTCGCCCAGGGTCAGGACGGAGAGGTACAGCGTGGTGGCCGGGCGGCCCTCCAGCCAGCGCACGACGTTGGCGTCGGGATCACGTCGACGCAGCTCGGACAGGACATTGGTGTCGACGAGGTAGCTCAAAGGCTGACCTCACGAGTGAGGCTCTGATCACGCGGAAAGTCGAGATCCTCGGCATCCGCCAGCGGAGACCGGCGCATGAAGGCGACCAGCGATTCGCCGGTGCCGGCCAGCCGGTCGTAATCCGCACGCGACAGCACGACCGCCACCGAGCGGCCGTGCACGGTGATTTCCTGCGGCCCCTCGCGTTCGGCGTCCTTGACGACTTCCGACAGACGCGACTTGGCCTCTTGCATTTGCCAGGTGTGCATGGCTCAGCCCTCATTCTGACCAGACTGGTCAGATTTTAATCGGTAACGGGATCCAAGCCAAGATGGCCAGCAACCGTGCCCAAATCCTGATCAGCGCCGTCGACCAGACCAAGACCGCCTTCGATTCGATCAAGCGGGGCTTGGGTGGACTGACTGATGCCGCCCGCAGCGTCAATGGCGTGCTGGCCGGCCTGGGCGTGGCGCTGTCGGCGGCCGGGCTCGGGGCGATGGTCAAGTCCGCACTCGACTCGGCCGACGCGCTCAACAAGCTCTCGCAGCGCGTGGGCATCACGGTGGAATCGCTCTCCACCCTGGTGCCGGCAGCGGAACTGTCGGGCGTCTCCGCGCAGACCTTCGAGACGGGCCTCAAGAAGCTCGCCACCACGATGTTCGAGGCGGCCACGGGCTCGCAGGAGTCCGCCCGGCGCTTTGCGGCTTTGGGCGTGGAGTTCCAGAACCAGGACGGCACGCTGCGCGCGACCGATGCGGTGCTGCTCGATCTGGCCGAGCGCTTTGCGGCCATGCCCGACGGCGCGCAGAAGTCGGCGCTGGCGGTGCAGCTCTTCGGCAAGAGCGGCGCCGAGCTCATCCCCTTTCTGAACCAGGGGCGCGAGGGCATCGCGGCGCTCACCGGCGAGATGGCCGAGCTGGGCGTGCAGATCGGCGGCGAGACCGCCGCGCAGGCGGAAGTCTTCAACGATGCTCTGGCCAAGCTCCGGCTGGCCACGACGAGCCTGGCCAACCGGGTGATCGAGGCCTTCCTGCCGGCCATGAACGAAATGGCCGGCGGCATGGTCGAGTCGGCCAAGCAGGGCGGCACGCTGCGCGCAGTTCTGGACGGCGTGATGCTGGTGCTCAAGACCCTGGCGCTGGGGGCCGCCACGGTCGGCAAGGCCTTCGTCGCCCTGGGGGAGGCCATCGGGGGCGGCATGGCCGCCGCCGTCGAGGCCCTCTCCGGCAACGTCGTGGGCGCCAAGGCCATCATGTCCGACCTCAAGGGCAGCCTCCTGCGGCGGCTGGACGAGTTGGCCGAGTTCCGCGACAGCCTGTTCGACCCCAAGTCCATCGAGGTCCAGGCCCCGCGCATTCAGGCCGACCCGTCGCTCTTGCAGCGCTTCGCCGATCCCGGCAAGACCCGGGACGCGGCGAGCGCCCGGGCCGCGTTGCTCAAGGCGCAGATGGAGGCCGAGTTCGCCTTGCTCAAGGACGGCCTGGCGCGCCAGAAGCAGGCACTCGACACGGCCCTGCAAGACCGGCTGGTGTCGATTCGCGATTACTACACGCAGAAGACGCAGCTGGAGCAGCGCGAGATCGACACCGAGATCGAGCGCCGCCAGCAGGAACTCGCCGCCCAACGCGCCCTCATCGCCGATCCGCGCGCCTCCGAGTCCGAGCGGCTGCGTGCCAAGGGCGATGTCGCCAAGGCCGAGGCCGATCTCATCACACTCAACAACCGCCGCGCCGATGTCGAGCAGGCCAACGCTCGCGCCGCCGCCCGGGCCGAGCGGGAACTGGCCGATGCCTTGGCCCAGGCGCGCGAGGAACTGGCCCAGCTCACCGGCACCGACACGGCCGAGCAGCGGCGTGCGGCCATCGAGCGCGGCTACCAGGATCTGCGTGCGCGGCTGGCGGCCGAGAACGACGCCGCGGGCGTCTCGCTGATCGACCGGCTCATCGACGTCAAGGCAGCGCAGGCCAACCTGGCCGCACTCGAAACCGCGTGGCGGCAGGTCACCGAACGGCTGCGCAACGCGCAGGAGGCCATCGGCATCCAGCAGCAGGCCGGGCTGCTCACCGAAGCCCAGGCACGCGAACGCATCATCGCCTTGCAGCGCGAGTCCGCGGCCGAGATGCAGCGCCTGTTGCCTGCGATGCAGCAGGCCGCGCGGGCGATCGGGCCCGATGCGGTGCTGCGCGTGCAGGCCTTCAACAATGAGCTGGAGCGCACGCGGCTCGTCACCGATCAGCTGGCGCCGTTGTGGAACGGCATCGGCGAGAGCTTCGGCACGGCCTTGCAGGCCATGGTCACCGGCGCGCAGAGTTGGCGCGCGGCAATGGCCGGGCTGTTCCGGCAGGTGGCCAATGCCTTCTTGCAGCAGATCGTGATCCAGCCCTTCCAGCAGTGGGTGGCCATGCAGGCGCGCATGCTGGCAATGAAGCTGGGCTTCGTGCAGCAAGAGCAGGCGATCGAGCAAGCGGCGGCCGCCCAGTCGGTCGCGCGGAAGTCCGCCGAGACGACGGCCAAGGTCTCGATGGATGCCGCCCAGGCCGGCGCGGGCGCGGCGGCGTCGCAGGCCTCCATCCCCATCGCCGGCCCCGCATTGGCGGTCGCCGCGATGGCCGCGATGGTGGCCGCGGTCATGGCGCTGCTGGGCGGCATCAAGAAGTTCGCCGCCGGCGGCTACGTCACCGGCCCGGGCACCAGCACCTCGGATTCGATCCCGGCTCGGCTGTCGGCGGGCGAGTACGTGGTGCGCGCGGCGGCCGTGCAGCGCGTGGGCGTGGCCTTCCTGGATGCGATCAACGGCCTGCGCACGCCGCCGGCCTGGGACGGGCAGCGCCTGGCCTTCGCCGCCGGCGGCCTGGTGCCCACCGTGCAGGTGGCGCCGGCCGCACCGCAGGTGAACAACGCCGTGCGCATCGTCAACGCCATCGACCCGGGCGTTACGCACGACCACCTGCAGACCCCCGCCGGCGAGCGGGTGATCCTCAACATCATCGGGCGCAACGCGCGCGCGGTGCGCTCAGCGCTGCAAGGATGACCAGACCATGGCACTGCTCTTCATCGACGGCTTCGACCACTACGACCCGCAGCAACTCGATGCCTTTGGCGACCCGTGGCTCTCGCGCGGCAAGGCGGCGTATCTCTCGCCGCAGGCCACCCGCATCGCAGGCCGGCGGCCTTCGTCCTACGCCTTGCGCCTGCTGGCAGGGCCCGGCGGCGGCTACGTCAAGAATCTGGAGGCCGGGCGCACCAGCCTGATCGTGGGCGCGGCGCTGCGCGTGGCACCCTTCGAGAACACCGGCGAGGAGCCGCTCTTGCTCGGCGTGCGCGACACCAGCGCGCAGGTCGCCCACTTCGTGCGGATCGGCGAGGACGGGCGGCTCAAGCTCTACCGTCGTCAGTCCGGCTGGGACCAGTGGCTCTCGACCTCGGTCACCACCGCCGCCGCGCGCGGCTGGCACTATGTGGAGCTGCAGATCGTGCAGGGCACGAGCAATGGCACGCTGAACGTGCGCGTCAACGGCGTGCTTGCGATCACCCTATCGGCGCAGAACACGACTCAGGGCGGCGGTCCGCTGCTCACGGCCTTCGTGGGGGCCATCCCCGGCCAGGCCTGCCCGGTCAGCGTGGACGTGGACGACCTGTACCTGGCCGACACCTCGGGCACGATCAACAACACATTCCTCGGCGACGTGCGGGTCGATGCCTTGAAGCCGCAAGGCCGGGGCGGCCTGAACCAGTGGACGGTCGAGCCTGCGGGGCTGCCTGCCTGGGCGGCGGTGAGCGATGCCGATGAGGCCACCGCCATCCGCGCCGCCACGGCTGGCCTGCGCCAGACCTTCGACGTGGAAGCGCTGCCGGCGATGAGCGCCCCGGCCGTCCACGGCGTGCAGGTGACGCTGCTGGCCCGCAAGACGGATGCCGGCAACGGCCGCGTGCGCGCTTTGGCCGTGAGCGGTGCGCAGACGGCGGTGAGCGCCGACATCAACCTGCAAGAGCAAGCGGCCTGGCACACGGCGCTGTTCGAGCGCAACCCGAACGGCAACGTGCCGTGGACGGAAGGCGCGTTCAACGCCGCCGAGTTCGGGCTGGAGTCGGCATGACCGAGCGGGTGCTCGCCGAAACACTGGCGGAGGCCGCAGCACAACCGGCGGCGATGGCGCAGGTGCTTGAGCAGCGAGCCGAGGCGATCTCGCGCGCGGCCTTCGGGACGCTGGCCGCCACGGCGCTGGCCGAGACCTCGAGCCAGCCGCTGCCGGCCCCGCAGCTTCCGACGCTGTGGGCCGAGACGCTCACCGAACCTGCGCCGCCACTGCGCGCCACGGCGCTCTGGGTCGAGGTGTTGCGCCGTGACACCGCCGCGGCGGCGATGGTCTCGACCGCGCTGGACGCCTTCGGCGAGACGCCCTGGCCCGAGGCCCCGCGCGGGGTGTTTGCCTTCCGGCACGACTGGGCCGAACCCCTGGTCGAGCGTCTGCACTGGGCCACCGGTGTGGTGCGGCTCGCCTCCGGCAACGAGGCGCGGCAGGCCCAGCGGCGCGTGCCGCGGCGCTTCTTCACCTACCACATGGGCCACGGGCGGGCGAGCGACGCGCTCGTGGCCGAGTGGCTGGCCGACCACCTGGGCCGGCTGGCCTGGTGGCCGCTGCCGCAACACGCGGTGACGCTGACGGCCGCGGCCGCTGCGGGGGCGCAGTGGCTGCCCGTGACGGCGGCGAATGCGGCGGGCTTTGTGCCGGCACGGGGTCGCTGGCGGCTGGAGCGCGACGGCTTGCACGGGCCTGCCGAGGGCCAGCGCTTTGCGCTGCTGATCGCTGCGGACGGCTGGCAGGTGCTGACACTGGCCGAGGTGGAACCCGAGCGCCTGTGGCTCACCGAGCCGCTGACGCGCCCGATCCCCGCAGGCGCGAGCGTGCTGCCCTTGGTCGAGGGCGTGGCGGTCGAACCCGCCGAGTTCACGCAAGGGGTGCCGGGCATCATGGCCGGCAGCGTTACCGCCCAGGTGGCCTTTGAGCCGATGCCGGACGAAGGGCTGCTCGACGATCCCTGGCTCGACGGCTGGCCCGTCTGGCCCGATGGCAACTGGCGCGACGATCCATCCGTCACGGCGCAGGCGATGGTGACGGCACAAGACCTGTCGCCCGCCGATCCCTGGGTCCGCCGCGACGACCCGTGGCCGACGACGAGCTTCCAGCGCCGGTTTCTGGCCGCCGGGCGTGAAGACATCGCCCGCTGGCGCGCACGGTTGTACCGCGCCCAAGGGCGGCTCGGTGCCTGTTGGCTGCCCGACGGCCTGGCGCCGGTGTTGCACGTGACGGCCGATGCCGACATCGAGGACGGCTTCTTGCGCGTGGGCGCGGCGGACCTCGCCGCCTTCTGGCACCGCCCGGCCGGGGCCCTGATCCTGCATCCGGACGGCAGCCGTCAGCCCGTGCTCACCGCTGGCTGCCATCGCGATGACGGCGGCGTGCTGGTGCTGCGCTGCGGGCTGGAAGCGCCGGTGCCCGCCGGCAGCCGCCTCCTGCGTCTTGCGCGCTGCCGGCTGGACCACGACGCGGTGGACCTGCACTGGCACACGCCGGGCCTCGTGGAGATTCCCCTGACCCTGCGCCGGCTGCCCGAGCCGCGCGGCAACGACCGCGCGGTCTACACCCCATCCTGACCGATGAGCGAGCGCGCGTTGCACGAAGTCGAGCTCTATGCCTTCGAGGGCACGAGCGGCACGTTCCATCTCACCCCGCACGAGTTCGACGTGGCGATCGGCGGCCACCGCTACGAGCGCTGCCCGCTCGAGCGAAACGCGCTGGCGTTGGGGGCGGAAGCCGCCAAGAGCGCGCTGGAGTTGACGCTGCCGCCCGATCACGCGCTCGTGCGCCATCTGCTGCAGGCGGCGATCACCGGCGAGGCCACCGTGGTGCACTTGCGCCTGGCCCGGCGCGCCGACTGGGACGACGCTTGGTGGCTTGCCGGCACGCGCTGGATGGGGCGGGTGCTGGGGGTCGAAGTGGCTGACGATGTGGCGCGCATTCGCTGCGAGTCCGCGCAGGTCAGCTTGAAGCGCATCGGCTTGCGCCGGCTCTACAGCCGGCAGTGTTCCCACGTGCTGTATTCGGCAGCGTGCGGCGCGACGCCGATCTCGGCCAGCGCCGAAGTGATCCGCTGCGAAGGCCGTCAGGTGGAACTCACCGGCATCGCGCCCGCCGTGGCCGGGATGCTCGCTGGCGGCTGGCTCGAGACGCCCACAGGCGCGCGCCACATGATCGTGAGCGAATGGGGTTCCGGCGTGGAGTTGCTCTATCCGGTGGCCATAGAAGCCGGCACCGGGGTGCTGCTGACGGTGGGCTGCGACCACAGCACGGCCACGTGCGCATCGCGCTTCGACAACCTCGACAACTACGGCGGGTTTCCCGCCATCCCCAGCAAGAACCCGTTTTCGACCGGCGTGTTCTGAACCCCGGAGACATCGCCATGTGGTACCTCGTCGTCCTCGTCGTGGCCGCGCTGGTGTCGGTGGCGCTCGCGCCCAAGCCCCCCAGCCCCAAACCCGCTGAACTCTCCGACCTCGACGCGCCCACGGCCGAGGAGGGGCGACCGATCCCGGTCGTGTTCGGCGCCGTGCTGCTGCGCGGGGCCAATGTCGTGTGGTACGGCGACCTGGAGGCCGAGCCGATCAAGAAGAAGGGCGGCAAGAAGTGAACGAGGACGTGACCGTCACCATCGCCCACGTGCGCGCCGCGGGCCTGTGCGTGCCCGGCGCGCGCACCTGGTTCGCGCGCCAGGGTCTGGACTTCCGCGCCTTTCTCGCCCAGGGGCTGCCGGCGTCGGTCCTGCTGGCCACGGGCGATGCGATGGCCGCGCGCGTCGTCGAGGTGGCCCGCCGCGCCCATGAGGAGCCGCGCTGATGGGCGGGCGCAGTAAGAAGCAGACCGTCGGCTACCGCTACCGGATCGGCCTGCACCTGGTGCTGTGCCAGGGGCCGGTGGATGCGGTGCAGGAGATCCAGATCGGGGAGCGCACCGCCTGGGGCGATGCGAGCCGCACGTCCCTTCCGACCGGGCACGGACTGGGGCGAGTGCGCATCGACCGGCCCACGCTCTTTGGCGGCGACGAACGCGAAGGGGGCGTGGTGGGCGACATCGACGTTCTGCCCGGCACCCCGACCCAAGCCCGCAACGACTACCTGATGGCCCAGCTCGGGGCCGACATCCCGGCGTTTCGTGGGGTGTTGTCGATCGTGGCGCGCAAGATCCTGTTCGCAGCCAACAACCCCTACCTCAAGCCCTGGGCGGTGCGGGTGCGGCGCTTCACGGCGGGCTGGCATGGCGAGCCTTGGATGCCGTGGGACGCCGAGGTGCGAACCTGGGAGGCCGACACGGGCCAGGCCGTGACCGTCGGCATGAACCCGGCGCACATCCTGGTGCAGTGCCTCACCGACCCGCACTGGGGCATGGGCTATCCGCAGAGCACCATCGGCTGGAGTTTCTGGAACGCGGCCTGGGCGCTGTCGAGCGAGGGTTTCGGTTTGAACCTCGTCTGGACGCGTCAGCAGCCGATCGAGGCCTTCATCGCCCAGGTACTCGACCACATCGGTGGCATCCTCTACCTCGACCCGGAGCAAGGCACGTTCGAGCTCAAGCTCCTGCGCGACGATTACTGGATCGAGGGCTTGCCGCTGCTGGGCCCTGACGAGATCGTGCGCCTGGAGCGCTTCGAGCGCGCGCAGTGGGGCGAGTTGCCCAACGAGATCACCGTGGTCTACACCGACTGGGAGACCGGCGGCGAAGCCACCATCTCCGTGCAGAATCTGGCGTCGATCCAGCTGCAAGGCGGCGTCATCAACCAGCGCCGCGACTATCCCGGCGTCAATCACGGGCCGCTGGCTGCACGGCTCGCGCTGCGCGACCTGCGGGCGCTGGGCTCGCCGCTGGCGCGCATGACGCTGCTCATCGCCCCCGGCAGCCTGGAGCGCCCGCCCTTGCCCGGGGACGTGTTCGTGCTGCATTGGCCGCGCCTGGGCATCGAGCGCATGGTGGTGCGCGTCACCGGCATCGACACCGGCACGCTGGGCGCGGGCCAGTGGCGCATCGAGGCGGTGGAAGATGTGTTTGCCATGGGCAACACGGTGCTGACGCCCGCGCCGCCGCCCCCGCCGCCCGTGACAGTGACGCCGCAGCCGCCGGCCCTGGTGCTGGCCGTGGAGGTGCCGTACTGGGAACTCGCGCGGCGCCTGAGCCGGGCCGATCTGGACTACCTCACCGACACGGACACCTACGTCGGGGCCTTGGCCGTGGCCGGCGGGCTGGGGCAGCTCAACTGGCAGATGCAAACCGGTGCCTCGGCCGCTGCGCTGGCCGATGCCGCCGAGGAGGACTACGCGCCACTGCTCACGCTGTCCGCGCCGTTGCCGGCCAGCGAGGCCGATGCGCTGGCCGTGGGGTTTTCGTCGAGCAGCCAAGCGCAACGCCTCGCGGTGGGCGACTACGCCTACCTGGTCGATGCGCTGGGTGCGATCCGCGAAGCGGTGGCCATCCTCGCCTTCGATGCCGGCGCGGGCACGGTCGATCTCGCGCGCGGGGTGCTGGATACCACGCCGCAGGCGCATGCGGCCGGCACGCGGCTGGTGGGCGTGGGCGAGTGGCTGGCGGCCGAGGAGACCGACCGCGCGCCGGGTGAGTCGGTCTATGTGGCGGCCGTTCCGCGCACGGCCGGCGGCGAAGGCGATGCGGTGCTCGCCGCCAACGGGCAGCCGCTGTTGCTGGCCGGCCGCCAGGCGCGGCCCTATCCCCCGGGCCGCATCCGCCTCAATGGCCAGACCGAGCCCGCCGTGGTGGCCGGTGACCTCACCGTCACGTGGGCCCACCGCGACCGCACCCAGCAAACTGCCTACCTCGTGCACCAGGACGAGGGCGACATCGGCCCCGAGCCGGGCACGAGCTACACCGTGCGCCTGCGTGACCGTCACGGCGCCCTGGTGCGCAGCACCACTGGCCTCACCGGCACCACCTGGACCTGGACGGTGGCCGATGCCGCCGCGGACGCCGGTGCCGCGGGCGATCGCGTGACCCTCGAGATCAGCGCCGTGCGCGATGGACTGGAGAGCTGGCAGGCGCAGGCGCGCAGCGTCGACCGTGCCGGCTACGGCCTGCGCTGGGGGCAGCACTGGGGTGGCGTGTGATGGAAGCCCGCATCGACGTGCACCTGCTCACGCTCGACGAGCCCGCGGCCTGGCGCGAGGAGTGCCTGGCGAGCCTGGCCGGTGCGCCGATCCGCCTGCACGTGCTGCCCGGCCTGCGCGGCCGCCTGGGCCAGGCCCGCGCGGCCGGCTTCGCACAGGGCACGCTGCCGCTGGTGTCCTTCGTCGATCCGGACGACCGCTACGAGGTCGGCGCCTTTGCGCGCCTGGCCGATGCGCTCGATGCCTGCCCCGCTGCGGTGCTGGCCTACACCGACGAAGCGCTGATGGACGCGCAAGGCCGCCACATTGGCGTGCGGCGCTTGGCCTACAGCGCCTTGCAGCACGCCCACTCGGCCAGCCACGTCCACGGCCTGATCGTGATGCGCCGTAGCGCCGTCGAGCCGGTGCTCGATCACATCGCCGATCTCGATGCGGGGGCCGACTGGCGGCTCACCCGCCTCGTGGCGAGCCGTGGTGGCGTGCTGCACCTGCCCCTCGTCGGTCGCCACTGGCGGCAGCACGCGAACCAGCATCACCGCCGCGTGAGCACGTCGTCTTCACGAACTCCGCAGAGTTATGCAGCCCCTTGAGGAGATGAACCGATGCCATCGACCGATCCGAACCTGGGCCTCATCTACGGCTGGACGCTGGGCGAGTCCGGCTGGCACACCGAGATGGACGCCAACCTCAAACGCCTGGGCGCCGTCGTGGGCCTGTCGGTGACGAGCCGCACCGTGGTCACCCCACCAGCCAGCCCCGCCGAGGGCGATCGCTACATCGTGCCGAGCGGCGCCACCGGCGCCTGGGCCGGCAGGACGGACCAGATCGCGGTGCGGATCAATGGGGCCTGGGAGTACCACGCCCCGAGGGTCGGCTGGATGTGCTACGTCGAGGACGAGGACAAGCTCGCCGTCTACAAGACCGGTGGCTGGAGCGCGGGCATCCCCGTCTGAACCGCATCCTCATCCCACCGTCTCGAACCCGCCCACGTGGCGGGTTCGTCGTTTTGGCTTCGGCACCACGTGGCTGTGCCACCTGAGCCCACGCCGCAACTTCGTTGTGGAGACCCCTCATGACCGAAGAACCCGCACAACAACCGCCTGCGCTCGTCGAGAACATGCTGCTCCTGCGCCGCGAGGACTTCGAGGAACTGCTCGACCGCGCCGCCGAGCGCGGCGCCGAGCGTGTTCTCGTTCACCTGGGCCTGGAAAACGGCCACGCAGCACGAGACATCCGTGAACTGCGCGATCTGCTGGAGGCCTGGCGCGATGCGCGGCGCACCGCATGGCAGACCACCGTCAAGGTCATAACGACCGGCATCCTCGCCGCACTGCTGGTGGGGGCCGCCATCAAGCTCAAGCTGATGGGAGGTGGCCAATGATCGAGACTCTGCTCGGTGGCCTCCTCGGCGGCGCCTTCCGGCTCGCTCCGGAGATCCTCAAATGGCTCGACCGCAAGGGCGAGCGCAGCCACGAACTGGCGATGCAGGACAAGGCGCTGGAGTTCGAGAAGCTACGCGGCGCGCAGCGCATGGCCGAGATCGGCGCCGGGGCCGATGCCGCCTGGAACGTCGGCGCCCTCGAGACCTTGCGCGAGGCGGTCGCCGCCCAGGGCCAGCGGTCCCGCGTGCGATGGGCCGATGCGCTGTCGGTCAGCGTGCGCCCCGTGATCACGTACTGGTTCATGGCGCTCTACTGCGCCGCCAAGACCGCAGCGTTCGTGGGTGCTATGAGTGGCGGTAGCAACTGGGGCGCGGCGGTCATTCACGCGTGGACCGAGGCCGATCAGGCGCTGTGGGCCGGGGTACTCAACTTCTGGTTCCTCGGACGGGTATTCGACCGGGTGAGAGCATGACGCAGGGGGTGATCGCCGTCCCGCAGGCGGCCATCGACCTGGCGAAGCGCTTCGAGGGCTTCCACCGCGTGCCGAAGAACGATCCTGGCCGCGCCCATCCCTACCTCTGCCCGGCCGGGTACTGGACCATCGGCTACGGGCATCTCTGTGACCCCAAGCACCCGCCGGTCACGAAAGCCGAGGCCGAGGCCTATCTCGCCCAGGATTTGAAAGTCGCGCTGGCCGCCACGTTGCGCTACTGCCCGGTGCTGGCGACCGAGCCAGCAAGTCGGCTCGCAGCTATCGTGGACTTCACCTTCAACCTCGGGGTGGGGCGGCTGCAGACCTCGACGTTACGGCGGCGGATCAATCAGCGTGACTGGACCGAAGCCGCGACAGAACTCCGGCGATGGGTCTACGGCGGAGGAAAGGTGCTTCCGGGCCTCGTGACGCGCCGAGCTGCCGAGGCTGCTTGGCTGCTCGGCAACACCTGATGCAGGACAGGTCAGACGCGCTTGGCTTTGCGCCCGAACAGCGCGTTCATGTCATCCCATCGACCCATGGAGTAATGCCGTGAACCACCGATTCAAGAAAGCCATCATCGACGACGTCACCGCAGAGAACATCGACAACGAGCTTCAGGCCGTCCTCCTTGAGCTCTTCGAGTACGCCATGAAGTCAGTCGCGCCCACCTTGGTGAGAGAAGCGCGATTCGACACCAGCGACTTCGCCTCGGCTCGTCAACGCGGCTGCGAAGGCTTCGCCATGCTGCTCAGCCGCGCGCGAGCCGATTCGCGTGATGCATGGTTCGGCGCGTTCCAGCGCGGCGACCAGCGACTCGACGTGGTCGGACACCTCGAGTAGCCCAGTCAATCAGTCGCCGCGGGAAGATCCCAGTCGGCCGCGCGCGCCTCGCCGGTTTGATAGAACTGCTTGACGAGCTTCACGAAGCCGAGGAAGTCCTTGTTCTCGGTCGCCAGACGATTGGCCATGTCCCAATCGATCTCGTCCCGCTCGCGAGCCGGAATCAACACCTGGCTGTCGACCGGGTTCTCGGTGTCCAGCTTGATCAAGCCGATGCCGTGCGCCGCAAAAAGCATCCGCAGCTCCTTGAGCGTGTCCTGACCCTCAATCTCGGCTGCAACCAGGTAGCCGAAATTGGCCCAAGACGAGTTCGACACGGCTTGGAAGAAGCACTCGCGAGCGTTCGATCGGTTGATCAGCAGCTTGGCTTCGAATGACCACAGCCGGGTTCTTTTGTCGGAGTACTGATTGACGCAGTCGCGCACCTCCTGGTGCCACTCTGCGCCCAGGTCCTCCATGCCCACCACATCGGGATAGAGCCAACGGTTGCCATTCGGACCGCGCTTGTTCGACGACTTCTTCTCGTCGATGCGCTTGGAGTAGACCCGGAACTCCTCCCACAGGTATTGCGACAGCATGGGGTACAGCGCGTGCTCACCGAGCTTGCCGGCTCCTGCATCCGCTGCGGGCAGAGCTTGCCCGGCTTCGGCGGCCGCCACTTCGGCGCTGTCCGACTGCTCTGAGTAGTAGTACTTGCGCGGGCGTCCCTCCGTGGTCTTCAACTCAGGGTGACGCTTCTGCAGCGCGGGCCGTTGCGAGCTGATCTCCGCCACCAGTTGTTGCACCAGGCCGGCGTCGTCGGTGATGAATTTGCTGCTGGCCTTCTTGGCCTGGCACTCCTGTGGGTAGGTAGCGAACACCCACTCCGCGATCTGCCTGGCGGTGAATTTCTCGCCCGAACGCTCCTTCAGGAAGCCGAGCATTGCCTTGCCGAGGTTGAGCTTGTCCTGCATTTCGCCTCCGGGTGCGGTTCAGGCCTGAGCGCCCGATTGGGGCGGCACGGACGGCTTCTGCCCCGGGTGGTACGTCGTGTCGAACACCATGTCCGCCAGCCAGCGCTTGAAGTGCGGGTTATCGCTGAACTGCTTGAAGAGCTCCGTGTGATCGTCCAGCAGCTCCAGCACCACCCGGTTGAGCGCCTTGTCGTGCTCCAGCCTCGCGTTCTGCTTGCCCGAGTTGGCCTGCGCGTTTTGGTAGGCCTTGTCCTGTGCGACCCGCGCTGGAATTTCCTCGGTGACGACTTTGCGAATCTTGTCGGCGTCATGCCACTCGATGTTGCCGAACAGGTCGTTGAACTGCTTGATGATGTTCGACAGTCTGTCCAGCTCCGGCTCGCCACTGCCGCCACCCCCTCCGGGGGGCGGTGGCTCGACAAACGCATCGGCGTCGTCCATCGCCATCCGCATCGAGGCCTGGGCCTGCGCTCGGTAGCTGTCCATGTCGATGGACTCCAGCACACCTTTGGACAGATCCTCCTCCTTGGGTGCGGGCAGCTTCGGAATCAGGAAGTTCAGGAAGATCGACAGCTTCTCCCATGCCGGGTGACCGTAGGG